GTTCGAGGGGGTCCCTATTATGGGAGCAACATTGTGTTGCCATGTTTGTGTCGGTCAGTGGTAGCGAGGCACACTGCGATACAGCGAATTACTTACCAAGCCTCTTAGGAGGTTGGTATGTTATTTCCACTTCACTCTTATACTCGGAATCGTAATCAGTATTTATCTGGTTCGACGTACCCTTGGTCGTATACTACGATCTCATGGGACGGCATCCCCGGTGACCCGTGGCGCATTACCTCTACTACAACCAGTAGTGGAGAGATTGGCGACTACGGCTACGCTGATATGTGGGATTCTGAGACGCCCGATTATCTTCGAAAGTTTCGATCCACTGGCATATGCACAAACAATGCCATGGAGAGAACTGAAACCATGAATGTAAACGGATCCGGCTCGCTTAACATTAAAAATGTTAGGCTTGACGAGGACGGAACATATCACGGTTTCCAGCATGTTGGATCCCTATATTTGGGAAGCAACACATTGGATCATGATAATGGGTTTTTCTACCCTAGTACCGAACCTGCTATCGATGGTTGGGAGAGCATACTTGCTCAAGCAATCACCGATTGCTGGGATAGTGTCCGTCTTACGGAGGACATGCTCCTAGCACAAGCAGGCGAACTACAGAAAAGTCTTGGCTTCCTCATCTCGACCTTTTCACGTGCTTTTAAGATTTTTAAAGCATTGAAGAGATTCGATTTGAGGTATCTCAAGCGTGAAATCCATTACGCTGAGTTAGCAAAGAGGTATCTGGAAGCTCGGTATGCGGTCCGGCCCTTAATGTACGATACAAAGCAAACTCTGGAGGCGATTTTTGCCCCAGTGGTCGCAAAGTATCAAACATATAGGAAGTTCCGGAGCGCACAAGCCTCTCTATCTGGAAGTTGTACTATTTTTGACAACTTTCCTTATTGGAGAGCCTATGGGTCTTATCGTTCCGAAAGGACGGTAAGGTTAAGAGTGGGCGTCTTCGCAACGACGACATCCTTCGCTAACTCCAATTTTTCAATTTGGGGTATCGGGGATATCTTTCAGTCGACGTGGGAACTTGTTCCCTTTTCTTTTATCATCGACTGGTTTTTAAACGTTGGGAAGATCATAGGGTCCTGGGCCCCAAAAGTAGGCCTTAAACCCTTAGCTTCGTGGTACACTGTAGAAGATACGGTGCGCCATACTATGACTGCCGAGACTGGAGAGTCATTCCTCGGAGCGAGCTACCCGCATATTCATTATGCGAGTCTCACTGGGGAATATTCACGGGTTATCCGGAGAAATTACCGAGTACCCAATCCAGATCGGCCTATACTACCAAGCATCCTTCTTCGTATGGATGGTTGGAAAACCCTTGACCTGGCACTTATAGTTGCAGCGATTGCTGGACTCTTCACGAAAGGAAAAACCTCTCGTGGGACCAACAATTTGGGTTACGCCTGGTTTGATGGCGATACCCTCGTGCGGTAACTATAACAACTGTGCCTATTCAGTAAGAGGAGGAGCAGGTTATGCTTCCATTGACTATTACCTTATCAGTCGATAAGGCAAACGACTCGAACCCAGTGAACGAGGTGTTCACCAGGGATACAAATCTGTCACCCAATAAGAGCCTTTATTATGGCGATCTTCATACCGTTGATTCGGATGAGACAATCACTATAACAAGGGTTCCAAACAAAACTGTTGGCAACTTTCGCGGTGTATTCCGTACTTCTCAGAAGTACAGAAGGACCGTGACAGTTCTCGGCGTTGATGGTTCCTCAATAAAGGTACCAGCGATTGCAGAGAATGTCGACAGTTTCCCCGTAGGGATGTCCGCCGCACTCATTAAAGAGATACGGCAGTACATGGTCGCTCTACGTGATAACGACACCGTCATGGATCTCATCCATGTTCAGGGTCAAGTTTAATTAACCCTATCAGGCACGCTCTAAGGCGTGCCACTATTCGGAGGACAAAACTATGTCACAAGGAACAGTAACACGAGGAGATTCAGTATGTGTCAACACTTTCTGGTCCGCGGACTCGAATATTGCATTCGAGTTTGGCAGTTTCTATCATCGCTATATCGTCTTCGCGCACATCGTGCGCGGAAAAGATGTAGGCTTGAAACGGAGTATTGTAAACCTCGAGGTAGCATGCAGCAATCAGACCGAAGAGAGCGAACTATCGCTTCTCGACGGCACGATGATGCATGTTACACGGAAGGCTATACCTTATTCCGGATCAAGATTGGGAGATGCAATCTCCATTGCTCTTTCTTGCATAAGGAAGGGCACAAAGAGACCCGTCTATCTTAGCTATATAAGCTACGGTGACGCTTGCATCTTTAAATCCCAGATGATAGGCTTGAACTCTAACTCCCAACCAGAACTTTGGGGTTGGGAGGCGGCTGATGTCTTTTTTAGTCAGCCGTGGAAGTTTAAGCACCTCGTGAACCAGTATCGCATTAACGACGACATCGGCGTTGAATCTTCCGATGGCGAAGCTACTATCACTGAAGAGGTCTGTTGGGATCTGATCCCAATGGACTTTCAGGCTAGGAGTGAAAATGCGAAACAAAACGAAGAGTAGGACCGCATCTTCGAAGCGATGGAAGTGGATGAACAATATACCCACTCCGCGGGTACCCCAGGAATTTTACTGGGATATCCTAAGATCGCTTGCGCAAGACCTACAGGGCTACCTCCATGAATCATTTAAGGATGAGTTAGACTATATCATTCGAAAGAAAGACGTAGTCGCTCTTATATCCTTATCGGAGGCTTACGGGTTACAGTGTATACCTTTTAGCGGGTCGGATACTATAGCAGAAACAAATGCTACGTATCAGATAGTCGCTCTACTAAAAAAGTTCCAGTTCGACGATCCAAATTTCGATCGCCGAGCTGCTGCTATAGAGAAATTTCTAGCAGCTGAGCGTCAATGTAGTGCGGCAAATGATGTTCTTTTGCCTAAACTACGTAGAACTCAGAACGATGACATCCTATCGGTGTTTACCCTAGCACGCGGCTTTATAGCGCGGGTTTTGGGACAAATACCTGATTGGGACGATGTTAGTAGAGATTGTAGGCATGGCCCGGGCGCAACCCTGAGTACCTCGCGGGGATTCAATTCGTCGTACTTTAAGTACGGTGATTGGCCCTACGACGTAACTAAAGCTGCGCTCCCATATGCTATTGGCGCTTTGCTACAGGATGAGCGTTGGAGAGGTGCACTTGAAGACGATTATAGGAATGTTATGGAGATTCCAAAACATTTTATAATCGATCAACAGGTGTTTCTCAAAAACGTTTTCCATGTAGTTAGTGGCAATTTTGTTACCTTCGTACCCAAGGACGTTCGTCAAGAACGGACTATTGCAATCGAGCCAACTATTAACCTGTATCTCCAACTGGGAGTAGATGGTTCACTCCGTAGACGCTTAAAAGCGTATGGGGTGGACCTCGATTCGCAGAAGAAGAATCAGGATTTGGCTCGCATAGGTTCTATCGAGGGAAGTTTTTCGACCCTTGATCTGAAACAGGCATCCGATATGCTCAGTACTGAAGCATGTCGATACCTCTTTCCGCCTATGTGGTCGTGGCCAATAGGCCGATTAAGCCTGAAGAAAAGTATAGTGAGTTGGATGAGTGATTTTTCGTCCAATTTTGGCTAATAAGAAAGAAGGGCGCCACGCGAAATGCAAGCGTAGGTCTTCGGCAATGCGGCGAAAGCGTCTTTGAGGCGTAGAATTGAGATGCCGTGGTTCACGACGAAAATGAAAAACGCGGTGCAGGGATGTGTAGAGGCAAAAGCCAAGAGCAGGCCCCTCATTGACTGATGATTGGGTCCTTGTAAAAAGGGCGC